CGTTGTAAAACTACTCATATCTGGTACTTGCCCGGTATCCGTTCCGACGTGCCTCGTTGCTGCTTCTCCCAAACCAAGGTTTTCGAGAGCCGTTTTCACCGTGCCATCCGATTTGATATCGCCAAACGGATTCTTGCGGCTTAACAGCAGCGCACGAAGCGCGGTAAGCAACTGGTCGTGCCGCGCCTTCTCCAGGCTGGCACCGGATGCCTCCACCACGCTGCAGAGTTCTTCCTGCAACATATCAAAGTAGTCATCATCCAGATCGGTGGCAGGTGTGCCGGTCTGGGGGTTACCACGAGTAAAACCGTTCTTACCCGCGCCGAACTTATCCTTCTGCGCGGTTTTAGTGTCTATGCGATGCATGGATTACTCCGGATATTTAAAAATTACGTAGGTATGCGACGGGCAGAGTTTGTTAAGCACACACTCAACAACGGTGTCACCCCAGATACGCAGTGCGGAATCACAGGGATCGCTACATGTCATCCAGGTGGAGTTGGTGGTGGCTGGCATGTTGACCTGCCAGTAATACCGCCATTCCGGCGCATTCACCGCGTCAGTACAGGCCGATGAGCAGGTGAAAGTGCTTTTGTCGTATCGCGTGATGGTGGCATCTGGTCTGCCCAGGGCAGCAAGCTGTGCAAGATAAAAATCCTCGTTGATGCCGCCCGCCAGGTTAACCTTCGCATCCAGCCGTTGCTGACGCTGGCGAAGGGTCTGCGTTCCCGCCGGAATACATTCATCCGGCAGACCGCACAGACGCTCCCAGCGGTTTATCAGTTCAGTGGTGGTGCGCGGATCCAGCTCCCGCATCAGGGCATCCGCACGCTGATGAACGCGGGTTAATGACGGTGCCGCACCGGCAATCGCCGGATCGCTGGCTGACCACGCCGGACCGGGGGGCAACAGTGCCGACAACAGACGGATGTAATCATCGTTTGTCACGTCCATGAAATCGTCCCCAGTACCGCCAGTTCATTTTTTGCAATGGAGATATTGTCTGCCGGTGTAAGCAACTGATGGCTGTATTCCCCGTTCGCACCGGAAATCGCCTCACTGATACGCGATACCTTCAGTTCTCCCTGCGGATAACCATCACGCAGCAGGAACGAACGCAACTCCGCGGTGATGGCAGCCCGTATTTCCGGTGTGTCCGGCGTCACGCGGATATGAAAATCCACCGTATGTGCCACCGGCCTGAACACATACAAATCAGAGCCTGCCACCGGGGCCAGTGGCCCGATATGTTGTCTTGCCGCCGTTTCCGTTGATTCTTCCGGAATGGGATTAATCAGGTCGCTGCTGGCAATCATCACACCGACAGTTCCCGTTCCCATCCAGTGACGGTATGTCCATGCGCGGGTAATGCCGGGAACTTCTTTAGCCCAGACGACATAGTCCCCGTCAGCCCCGCCCTGAGGCGTCCAGTAATACCGCTCAATGACGCGGGCGCGCCACGTTTCCAGCTCTTCAGTATCAAATCCACCTGTCAGTGTATCTGCCACGCCGGAAGACGGCAGACCATTCACCGGCGTGACCAGGATTAATGACGTACCGTCGTCAGCGTTACCGACCGCGCCTGCACTTGAGCAGGCGATCGGCACGCGCAGGACACCACCGGAGCTGGTTGCATCGGCAGTTGCCGTGTACTGCACTAGGTCATCGCGCTGAATAACACTCCCGGCGGTCACCTTCAGGCCATCGCTGACACCTTCCCAGCGCATATACCCGCTGGCAGCCGTGGCCCCCTTGCGCGGACATCGTTTCATCGCAGCATGTCGCGCCAGCCAGGACTCATCGCACAAGTCAGGCAGCATGTTCATTGCCAGATAATCGATGTACCCGTAAACCGTATGCAGCGCTGCCGCATACACCTTTGCCCGCACGTCTTCATCCATGCGCCGGAGCGTGTCGCTGACGTCCAGCCTGGCGAATAAATCGTTACGGAGCATACTGATATTTTCTGCCAGCGTCGGGCGCTGAAATTCACTGTCCGCCATGCGTTATCGCACTCCACAGATCATCAAAAGAAATCATTACCGGTCCGTCACGACGCCAGAGAGTGATACTGTTACCCAGTTCATTAATCCCGGTGCGGCGGATATCCAGATCAATACGGGACACCACGCCGTCATCAATCATCCATTGCAGGCATTCGCGGATATACCCCCTTACCGTCTGCACCAGCTGATTGGTCAGTTTGCTGCGCTGAAGCAGCCACAGTCGGGAGCCGTAACGGTCATTCTGTACCGCAGGCCAGGTATCCCCCCACCATCCCATCGGGACGTCGGCGTTGTCATCAGGCTCCGCCCGCCGCCAGGTAAACAGGGAAATAACCACGGCGCGGGTCAGCGGATCCAGCGGTGCGCTGGCGCAGGTGCGTTTACCGTTCACCGTCAGCCACAGTTCCATCATGCCTCCATCGCTTTATCAGGTTTGTCGGTGTTACTGCCCTGACCGTTCTCTCTGTGACGATGCCCGTTATAGGCAAGCCGCATCGCTGACATGGTGGTGCCGCCGGAGTCGCACAGGTCTTTCACCTGTCCTGTCACTTCCAGGTCCATTTCAAAACGTGCTTTAAGTGAATTGCGAAACGTGATCGTTTTACCTGCACCGTCCACCACGATCCCCTCCCGGGTCAGCGTCACGGACTGCCCCTGATCGTCATAGACCGCCACCTCACCCGTCTGCAGCCCTTTCAGGCGGTAGCGCCGGTCCGACACCGTAACAACCACCGCATGAGAACGGTCACCATCCGGAAACAACACCACTGCTTCCGCACCGCTGTTTGCCCTTGCGGTAAAACCGTAGGGTTCAAGATGTTCAACCCCGGCTTTAGGTTCACCGGCAATCAGGGACACATCCACGGTCTGACATTTCGTGGCGGCACTGATGCTTTTCACCACTGCCCGCCCAATCAGGCCGAGGAGTTGTCGCTGCATGGCTTCAATCGTCCTCATCAGAACGGGTCCTCCTGTACTCTGGCTTTTTTCTTTTTCCGCGCGCCGGGGGCTTCGGGTTCAGGCAGATAAGCATCAGGTGGGCCGACACGGATTTCCGTCAGGGTGCCGTTCTGGTCCTGAGTAAACGTGACTTCCGAAACAAGCAGTTCGGTATTATCGAAACCACAGACCGGATCGAAGACAATCACCCGCTGGTTGGGCTGCCACAGCGTACCGTTACCCTGTCGCCAGCCCTGCACCACATAGGTGGTTTCATCCGTCCGCGCCGCCCGTTGCCGGGCTTCAAAGTCAGCACGCGCAATACAGCCTGCCCCCGTAGCCTGCCCTGTCTGCCTGATATACATCGGACGGTAACGGGCAATAAATGCGTCCTCTGTGCGGGCCCGCAGCGCGGTGGTGGTGGCCTCACCGAAATCATCATCGTTTCCGGCACGCTGCCCCGCCACCTGGTAAACAGAAAACCGCTCCCGGATACTCTTCTCCGTATCGCAGGAAAGGATGTTTTCCCCGAGTACCAGCGCGGTATGTGCCCGCGTTGAGCCAATACCGCCAATCACCAGCCTGCCGTGCGGGTCATCGTAAGCCAGCGCCTGCTGCTGACCGAGTATTTTGTTGATCACCTCAATCACCGTTTCACCGTGATCAGGCTGGACATCAGGAATAACACCCGACGGCGCACCGCTGTTCACCACCTCAATGCCGAAAGGCGCAGCAAGCGCCTGCGCAATCTGTACCAGCGATCGTCCGTTAAACTGTGTCGGTTCGGCTGCACAGTCAATCAGATCAGCGGTCAGACTACGTCCGGCAATACCGGTGCTGACCGAACGGGCATCGTAACGAACGGGCGTCGCCTCCACCCAGCCGGTGATCACCAGCTCATCACCAATCAGCACTTCCACTTTTGAACCGTTTTTAATGCGCGGCTGAAGCGTGGTAATACCCTCATCTCCCGGCCACTGGCGGGTGATCTCCACACTGAAATCCCGCGCCAGTCGTTCAACACCGGCACCGATGCGCACCGATGTCCAGCCATTCCACTCCCGGCCATTTACCCGTAGCGTGACGTTATCGTTCATTGCACTGGCACCTTCAGAGGGATCACCGGCACAAAGCCGGGATGCGTAATGGCATTACGCCGGATAATGTCCGCGTCACGCGCCGCGTTATCAAACCAGGTCGCCGCCAGCACCAGCGCGGGTAAAACCTCATCCGGTGTGCGCTGAATGATCCGTGCAGACTGTTCAAGGCGCGTGTTGATATCCGCATTCAGATCTGCTTTCACCCGGCGCAGCGCCAGAAACAGCGCATCACTGGTTGTACGGGACAACTCCTTATCAATTGCCGTATTCAGTGTGTCGCGAATGTCAGTCAGTTCTTCCCACGTCGGCAGGTCAACCGTGTTTTTCACCGCCGGTGCATTGTTCAGTGCCGGATGCGTGACGGAAGGCCAGCCTGTGCTCTGCGCAGGTGTTGTTGCCTGCCCCACTGCGGAATTCTGCATCACCGCGGAAATTGTTGGCGCAGGCAATCGGGTGATGGCATACGCCGCTTCGCTGATTGCGGTCGTACGAAGGGTGCTGGCAACCACATTACGCTGCTGCGTAGCCGTGGCGGTGGTTTTACTGTCCGTTTTCCAGACGCCGCGCGGTTGCAGATCGCTGCCGAGGCTGACACCGGAAAGCGTTTTGATCATGGTGACCAGGTCGCTGGCGTTACCATAAAGGCGTTTCCCGGTACGCCACATTTTCTGCACCTGCTCAACGAAATTTTTGCCTGACGATGGCGGCGGCAGAAGTACCGAGATATCCCCCTGCAACAGCCTGGCGGCATCCGATACGGCAGAATCCACCACTTTCATCGCATCAGAAACATACCCCAGCATTATGCTGGCATTACCGATAACGTCGTTCTGCACGAAATCCGCCACACCATCGATACTGAAACCGCTGAAGCTGTCACTGATGCAGTCATCCAGGGCAGAACAGGATGACATCAGCGTCTGCGCCGTCGCCGCACCTGATGTGGGGTAAGAGAGTTCTCCTGCTTCGACAAACTTCAGGTCAAAGCGGACAATACGCCCTTCACTTTTCGATGTGCTGACCCGAACTTCCCCGTCAACACAGACTTTCAGCTCACCATATGTCGGGTGGACAAGCGTGCCGGGACCGGGTTTATTCAGCGCTTCAATCAGGCGATCGCGCTGGTCAAAGCAGTCATCTCCCACCACATAAGCTGTGATGGACGGGCGGAAAGTGACTTTTCCCAGATCTTCGGTATAGGGCTTGTCGCGGTTCGGATATTCGTGTGTTTCCACACGACGGCCGGTTCCCGCACTTTCTTCTTCAACCTTAAACGGCACACCTCGAAATGACGCATCCTGAAGCCTGTCTTTCCACGTCATATAAACTCCGGATATAAAAAAGCCCACCGAAGTGGGACTCATTAACAGATTAATTTTTCATTACCTGCCAAAGCGCGTATAGCCAACATCATGGCTGACATCAAAACCGCTGGATCGCGTTTCCATAACCCGCATACCCGGAGGCGAATTCACAAAAGAGACCTTGATCTCACCATCAACTTTTGGCGCAGAAGCTTTGTTAATCATGAAGGGATTCGGGCCTGTGGCACTGGAGGCGTTGTTTGACTGAGCCGGATCTACCGCCTGATAAGGTGTGTATCCCCGTGCCGGTATTCCCGTCCCATAAGCATCATAAGCACCCGCGCCCCACTGCGCAGAGTTAATGGCATCGACCGTGTCACCGGAACTGTCGGTAAACCACTCAATAATTGGCTTCAGTTTGTCCCACATATCCTGAAACCACTTAACAACCGGTCCCCAGTTATTGATTACCATCCCCAGCGGCGACCAGGCAAAAACCTTCTTCAGAAGTTCCCAGCCAGCCTCAAAATAAGGACCAATGGTTTCCCAGAGCTTCTTGAAATAAGGTCCGACAACATCCCAGTTAGTGATAATTAATCCCGCAGCCAGGGCTATCGCCGTCGCAATCATTCCAATCGGCGTCATCGACATGATCCTGCTGACAATACTGATGGCACTGCCCACGCCCATCAATCCCAGTTTCAGAATCGCAAGACCGGCAGCAAGCCCGACGACGCCGCGAATAACCCGGGGATTTTCATCCGCAAACTTCGTGAATTTCTCCCCCAACTCCCCCAGCCATTGTGTGATATTTTTAGCGTCACCAGAAAATGCGCCGCCAATAGCCGCAAGGCCGTTAGTTGCGGTCCCTGTCATTGCCTCCCACAGGTTGGACAGCGTACCAAGCTGTGCCTGAACACGTTTATTCAGGCTGGCCTGTTTATTCATCTTCTGCTGGATCTGATCGTAGCCATCCTTTCCTTTATCGATTAGTGCATTGACCACCTGAAGGGTTTCGGCATCATCACCAAATATTGCCTTAAGTACACCTGTTCGCTTAACGTCGGTCAGTTTTCGCAGCTTTGCCAGTTGCCTGAACATGTTATCAAGACCGCCAAAACTTCCTTTGCCGTCAGTAAAATCGAGCTGTACCCCGAGTTTCTGGCGGGCCATAACTTTATTAACGTCCCTGATTTTCTTAACGCTTAATCCGGACTGGATAACTTTTCGCAGGGCATTACCTGCCGACTCCCCGTTCATCCCCATCTGATCCATCATGACGCTGATGGGGGCAAGGCTCTGCGCAGCCTGAAGACCATCCTTGTTCACCATCTTCAGAACAGAACTGGTTTTAGTGAAGAAGGACAACATGTTGGTATCGTCAACGCCCAGATAAAACGCCTTCTGGATAGTGTCGAACAGCCCCATCATGTCTTCTGACGCCGTTCCGGTAGCATCCTGCATCTTTGCAGCAAACTCAGCAGCCGCTTCCGGTGTTTTTTTCAGTTGTACCGCAAGATAAGCTGTCGCTTTACCCACACCACCCAGAATGTTTTCTGCCGGGATCCCCTGACGCACCAGCATCTGCATCATGTTCTGGAAATCAGCCGTTGTACCAGGTAGCTGGTTACCCAGGCCAATAGCCAGTTTATTGATGTCCTGAAAGCTCTTTCCAACCTCGCCGTTCGCATCCATCATGGCGACTTTCAGCCCGGTGGCGGCGTTTTCCTGATCGGCATAAGATTTCAGGGAAAGCGTCAGACCCGCTGCCAGTCCGCCACCAAGCGCCAGCCCACCCTGTGACGCTTCTTCCGCCTGGCGTTTAAATCCCCGGATTTTCTTTTGCATTTTCGACAGCGCGGGAGAAAGCCTGTCGACACCGGTGATCAACGCCTTAAGCTCAAATTCAGCCATGTGTGCGTTTCTCCTGCTCTATCCTGTTTGCCTGACTGACCAGTAAGGGAATTTCACTGATCGGCATATTCAGCAATTCGAAAGGATTAATGCGCCAGTAGCTGGCGCAGTCAAAGAAGCGATCAGTGAGGTATTCAGCCGTCAGGCCTGGAGGAAAAAACCAGCCACAAGCCACGCCGCTGCATTCAGGTCTGCCGGAGACATCTGGTCGACAGAGCTTTGCGGCACTTTCGCCAGCCGCACAATGTATTTCGACACCACATGCGCCAGAAGTTTGACTGACTCATCCTGATTCATCTGGTAGGGATACCCCAGCTCGCGGACATCCTTCCCGGTGGGCTCATCAAACTCCAGTACGGAGAGTGTCTCGCCATGAGCAGTAATCGGTTTCTTTAACTCAAGCTCTTTCATTACTGGTAATCCCCTTCTTCACCGTGGAACTCAAGATCAACCGTGCCTTCTTCGGCATTATGGTTCGCTTCGCCGTGCAGCCAGGCAGACGACAGTACATAGACCTGACTGTTCGCCAGCTCGGCAGTGATAGTCATCACATCAGACGAGGTGATTTTGTTCACCGGAAAATTCTTCGGCACCTTGAAAGTCCCTTTGACATAAGGCGCACGGTGAGTTTCCTTGCGGTCCACTGAACCGTCCAGGCCGATGATGTCATCATTGACCGTCCTGTTCATGGGCACCTCAATGCCGCCGGTCAGCGATAGCTGTTGACCGTCAATTTTGAAATAACAGGTTCCCCCGATACGGGCCATTATGCAGACTCCTCTGAATACTGAAGACGGAACTGGTTAACCACGGCAAAGACACGCAACTGGTTAACATAGTCAGGCGGGAACAGCGTGTTCAGGCGGTTCGGATCGCTGGCATCACGCTCCACAACCAGGTACTGCTTAAACAGTTCGTAGTTTTCCACGATCCCCGCACGCTCAAGCTGACGGTAGGTTGCCAGCAGTTCCCCTTTGATCACCGCCGGTGTGACAATCGCCTGACCGGGACCAAAGCGGGTACCGTCGCTGGCAAGCTTGTGACGCCCGTACTTACTGGTAATGACGGATTTCAGTTTGCGCAGCACATACGCGCTGGTATGCAGCGTCTCGCTGTCGAGGTAGCTGTTATCCGCAACACCGTAAGCGTTTTTCCTGTACGTGGTGACATCACGCTGAATGCGCAGCACCCCGCTTTCGACATACGCCGTTGCCACGCCATGAGACAGCAGGGTCTGTTGTTCGGTCATCGTGAACCGTTTCCCCTTCGGCACAGGCAGCATACCCACCAGCTCACCGGTCTGCGTGGGACGTGCCGGATCGTTGCGAATAAACACCGCTGCGTGGGCGGTACGGCTTGCCGCCAGCTCGTCGGCAGGCGTCTGGGTCTCTTTTTCGTATCCCGCCAGGGTAATGTGCTGCTGGTTAAACTGGTCACCTGCGGTCACCAGTTCTGACAGCGTGCCGATCTTTGCCGTATACACATGACCATACAGCTGACGCGCATAGCTCCAGCGACCGCTGGTATCGTTCATCTCGGTCACCAGCGTGTTAACGGAGGCCGTGTCGTTGAACGGCAGGCCGATATAATCAAACGGCTCATCCGCCATTGCAGCCACCGCGCCGGTGAGAACAGGAGCGCCCGTTCCGGCGGTACCCGTCGCCACGGCAATCTGTACGCCAGCTGGCAGCACTTCGCCCCCACCAAAGCCGTAGTAATTGAGGCTGACAGGAATTTCATTCCCGCAAAGCCCCTTATGACGCGCGGTCAGTGTGACCACGCCTGCCGAAGATGAGGCAGTAAACGGCAGAGTCGGAACGGCATTGATGGCATCCTGGATACTGCTGGCAATGGTCGCGACGTTATCGCCGTTGGTCACCGGTGCCTGCACGCGGGTACGTCCCACATAAACATTCACCGTGCCGGTTTCGGTTGCCGCCCCGGTCACCGTCAGCGTAACTGTTGCCGCCGCGCCCGTGGATTCAGGAACGGCAATCACATACAGCTCACCAAACGGGTCGGTCTGGCGATAAGCCTCAACCATACGCGCCAGCTGACTTCCCGCACCACAAATCTGGCGTGCATAGTCTGCCGACGGCATCAGCACCAGACTGTTGGCAACAATCTCTGCACCGTTATTGGCGTGACCAATCAGCAACGATGCCCCGCTGTCCTGTGCAGTATTCGCCGCCTGGTTATCCATTTCCGCATAAAACAGCGGAACCAGCGTATTCGACGGAATGGTGTTAAAGCTTATCGTCATCGGTATTCACCTTTTTATTCACGCGCCGGATATCACCCGCTGCTTCACGGCGCAGCCAGTAGTTGTTCTCGTCAACATTTCGCCCTTCGGTGGGCAAAAGGTCACCGCGGGCAGGGTCAGGCACTGACCGCCCTTTAACAGGTTTGACAAACATGAGGATCCTCAGGAAGGAAGGGTTATTTCGGTGTGATGTTCGATATCGCCGTCAGGCCCGTTACCGGGCTCGAGATAATCAACATCAATCGCCAGCGTTTGCAGTTCATCCAGACTGTTCAGGTCATCCTGCTGGCGGGTATCGTCTTCGGTCAGCTCGCTGATGACCGAAAAATCGAACTGATAAATCAGCTCATGACGATTCAGATCCAGCAGCGTGCCGCCGTCATAGGTAATCGGGTTACCGCACGCTTCCGGGTTCCAGCCCAGCAGGGCCTTAAAGAGCATCTGCCGGACATCGTCCACCACATCATACGAGGCAAACTGACCGCGCTCATCACGCCCGTTACTCAGTATGACAACTACGGAGAAGCCCTCTTTCAGCTCCTGCCAGTAGTCGGTCTGGCTTTTGTTTTCTCCCGGAGAATCATCCCCCGGTACCACATATGCCGCCGGGAGTTTCAGCTTTCCGACCTCCGGCATATTTTTGAACTGGGCCGCGCCTGCAACCCGGTTTTCAAAATACGGACAGCGGGCACGCAGTGCAGCAATAACAGGCGTCAGTTTCATCTGTGTCGTCGCTCCGGCTTCAGTGATTTACGCAATTCCCGCGCCAGAAAATAGCGTGTCCAGCTGCGGTTCTTTTCAAGCGTTTCCACCATGAAGTTATTACGTGGAGCCAGTCGCCAGCCGCTGCCACCGGATGCACCACGATGATGGCTGCGACGACGCTTTGCCCCTCGCCTCACGCCATAGAACAAAAAAGCCGGATAAAAATCACCGGTGATACGGCGGTTTCCCTCTCCATTACGCTGGTTAGGGGCTATACGTGCCATAAAACCAGGGCGATGTTTACTGGCTCTGGGTACCATGTAACCAATCGAACGAGCCAGGCGTCCGGTCTGATAACCGGGGTTTTCACCCGGTGCCGACCGCGCACGGCGCATCACCAGCCGACGGGCATCACGCATATGACGCTGACCAATCGTGACAAACGCCCGTCGGACACGGGCGCGGTTAAAGCGCATCTCCGCGGGCTGCTGAAAATCAACGTGCAAAAAGGAAGTCGTCATTGTTGCCTCCGTGACTCTGCCTACATTCGCCCAGCTCCGTACACTCCAGCAGCAGAAAGCGCCGCGCCCCGTTCAGATCGCGCTGACGTTTCACCCGGTACACACTGTCACCGCAGACCACCTCATAATCAGCGGTGATCCCCCGGCGGTAACGAATGGTGATGTAATGGGTGATGGCGTCTCCGGTCTGCGCGGTTTCCTGCCAGGTGGTGGCACTGGTCTGGACAACCTTCGCCCATGTCCGGAACGCAACCGGGTATTGAGGCTCCACGCCAAAGTTATCCGCGGGCATATCCACCCGCTGGCGGATCAGGACGCGTTTATTCAGTTCACCGGGGTCCGGCAGAATGTAGGTTGCGCTGGTCTGCGCCTGACGAATTTTCATTGCGGGAAATACCTGTACGGGCCGACAAGCCAGTTAAAGCTCATTGGCAACTCCATTTTCTCAACGTCTGTAACCGACGAGCGATTTTCGTAAAAATGGCTGATAAGCATCAGCATCCCCAGACGAATATCATCCGGCAGGTGCAGCCCGTCCGGATCACTGTCCGGAATGGTTTCATCCGGAGCATAGAGCTTCCGGTTCAGATACGTTTCCGTCCGCTTTTGCGCCGCACAGGCCAGCAGTTGCAGATGGCGGTCATCAGCATCGAAATCCTCATCCAGCCGGAGTTGGGCTTTAATCTCTTCCATTGTCAGAAGCATACTCAGCCCTCTTTACTGGTCGTGGCTTTTTTCTCTTTTGTCGCTTTACTGCTTTTTGCACTGGTTCCGCGCTCTGCTAACCCGGCCTGAAGTGCAATCTCCTGCACCCGGGCAGGAAGCGCCCCGTCGTCATACTCACCGGCCTGAATGACCTCAACACGCATACCGTCCGGTGACCATTTCAGATCTTGTTTCAGGATCATGATTCTTCACCCGTCAGAACAGGGGGCGCGGTTCCGCGCCCCTGAGTGATTACGCCGCTGCAATCTTCAGCAGTTTGATGGCCTGCGAATCGACCAGCATCCCGCCGGTGCGCTTGGTGGTATAAAAACCGACAAACGGTTTATTGGTGTACGGGTCACGCAGAATGCGGGTGCCGATACGGTCAACGATGGTGTAACCCCGTTTGAAGTTACCAAATGCAATGGCTTTCGCATCAGCGGCGATATCCGGCATCTGTTCGTTTTCAGCGATACCGTAACCCGCCAGAGAGGACGGCTGCCCCAGTTCCAGCCCCGGACGCCACAGATAGTTACCCTCGGTGTCTTTCAGCAGACGGATGGCAAACAGGCTGTTGTTGTTCATCATGAACTTCGCGCCAGTGCGGTGTGCCTTACGCAGCGTGTAAATCAGTTTGATAATGGCGTCTGCGGTCACCGCGGTCGCTTCGCCGGATACAATATGCTGAAGTTTGCCGAACGCCCGGACCTTGTCGGTTTCATCAGTGGATTCATACGCCAGGAACCCTTTCGGCTTCTTGGTGCCATCGCCTGAGGTAAAGGCAATTTCTTCCTGTTCGGCAAATTCGGTTGCCAGCTCGCTGTTGATCCAGGCCTCCACGTTGAAGAAGGCATCGTCCAGCATTTTCTGGGTAGCCTGCGGGTTGCCGTAGATTTCCCCCATGAGAGGTTCAATCAGCTCCAGTCTGGAGGTGGCAGTCTGGGATCGCGTATCCGTTTCCCCCACCCATCCGGAAGCCGTACCGCCCAGATTCACCAGTTTTTTGTAGTCGGAACCGCCAACGGTGATCACCGTGGCTTCCTGACGCATCACCACTTCATCTTTCAGCAGGTTAAGAATGTTGCGATCCAGTTCTTCCGGCACGGCGTAGCCACCGTCTTCATCGGTACCCACCTGCAATGCCTTACGCTCCAGATCGCGCAGACCGTCTTCACGGCCTTTACGCAGGAAGCCCACAAACGCTTCTTTATGCTCGGTGGCCAGTTTATTTTGCGCACCACCTGCCGGACGTTTCAGCTCAAGCAGCTCTTTTTCAAGATCGCTTTTGAGGTTTTCCAGCTCGCTGAGTTTCCCGTTCAGGGTTTCCACCTGCCCGGCAAGCTTGCCTTTTTCCTGCTCAATCGCATCCACGCGCTTGTCGTTCTTTGCTTTGAAGTCGTCAAACTTCTGCTGCAGCTCCTGCGCGACCTGTTCGACATCTTTAATATCAACCGCCATCGTATTTCTCCTGATTAGAAGTTCAGATTTTTCAGTGCATTCAGTGCAGAGCCCACATCCTCAGCGTCGCGCAGGGACAGTGCGCCATAGCCCCCGGCCATGAATGCTTTGGCCTGGGTACGGGAGAGTCCGACATCACGCAGGACTCTTTCGATTTTTTTCTGTTCGGGGATTTCCCCGCGGGCCAGTGCGTTCTTGACGTCGCTGATCCGCGCCTCGTCGTTAGACGGAAACGTCACCAGGCTGACTTCCCAGAGGTCGATTTCTTTCAGCAGAAAGGCTTCTTTGCTCCGGTCGTATTCCCAGTCTTTCAGGACGTACCCAATAGAAAGGCCGGTTAACGAACCGGCCTTCATGTGTGCATGTGCGCGTTTTGCGAGGGGATCATCATCAATAAGCAACCGTCCCCTGACGTAAAGCCCGACATCGTCTTCCTTCATTTCGGTGTAAACACCGATGGGTTCATCCATGCGGTGCTGCCAGAGCAGCGCAGGTAACGCTTTTCTGTCACTCCACGCCCGCAGGGAAGCAGCAAATGCCCCGGACATCACCACATCATCGTGGCTGTCCTTTACACCAAAGACGGAGCCATACCCTTCAAACTCACCGGAGTCACTGACAGATTTCAGACTCAGCGGTACATCAAGACGTTGTTTCGTCTGCATTGGCGTTATCCTTCTGCTTACCGGCTTTACTGCCATCGGAGGGTTTCGTGGTCATGTTCATCGGTGTGAGATAGACATCACCACCGGGACGCGGATTCATATCTTCCAGGTCGCGGCAGTCATTGGGAGAGTAAATTCCCCAGTTGATCCCGGTGGCGTAGGCTTCAAAACGGGACTTCATATCCCCGCGCAGTAACGCCCCGGCGTTAAATTTGGCGTAATAAACGCCCTGCTTACTTTTTCGTACCAGTCCGGTGTTGATCCGCTGTTCGATGCGGGTCAGATACGGCACCAGTGAATAGTTGATAAATCCCAGCCCCAGCTCTTCGATATTGTTGAAGGTGGCGCGATCGGTGTTCTGCACCATGTGCAACGGCACCCGGAACAGACGACAGATTTCTTCAAGCTGAAACTTGCGGGTTTCCAGGAACTGGCTGTCCTCGGCGTTCAGCGCCATCGACTTCCAGTCCAGCCCCATCTCAAGGATCATCGGGCGGTGAGCATTGCCAAGCCCGGTGTGACGCTCCTCAAAATCTTTCTTCAGGCGCTCATAAGCCTGATCTGACAGCGTCTGCTCTGTACGCAACACACCCGACGTCACCGCGCCATTGCTGAACAGTCTGGCCCCGTGCTCTTCGGTCGCTGCCGCCAGCGATATTGCCTCGCGGGCATAGGCGATGGGATTCAGCCCCACCAGTCCGTCCAGCGTCAGCGTGCGCACATGCCAGATATCCTCCTGGCTCAGTACATCCGTGGAGCCATCCGGGAATGTGACCTGATAGACCGGCTCCCAGCTACTGTTAAGCTTCGGTACCACACAGCCGGGATCGACGGGCAGCAGTTCAGCCACTTCGCCAAATGCTTTCACTTTGTAGGCGTAAAAGTTTCCCCGCAGGCACAGACAGGTGACCACCAGCTCCCAGAACTCCTGCGGCGTCATATAGCCATTGGGATGCGTGGAGATCAGCTTATGCAGACGTTCGCCAGTGGCTCTCTGCTTCAGGCTGCCGTTCAGGTGATACAGGTTGCAGGGCAACATCCCGACCGACTCCGCCAGCACCCTGACACAGGAAAAAACCGCCGTCAGTCGCATGGCCCGCTGGCTGCTGATCTGCTTTCCGGTATAGGTGTCGTAGGACAACCCGATAGCATCCGCCAGCTCTGCTGGCGTGGTCACCGGTGCGTCACTTTTTCGTTGAAATAATCCCGAAAAGAACACTATTTACCTCCGCCGACAGACGACTGTGTACGGTCGAGATATCGCGCCACCAGCCACGACCAGAACAGGCACAACGCCCCGGCAACAACAAACCCCGCCGGGGGATAAATCAGCCAGGCACCATACGCCAGCAAAAGCGCCCCCAGCACGCCCACCAGAGGCGCGAGAATCAGCATGATCATAATTACCTCAGTTAAAGCGAGCGGATCCCATAGGACTCAATGTGGTCAGACAGCGTGTCTTCTTTCTCGTACAGCATGGCTCTGCCAACCGCCATAATCAGCGCAACTGCACCATCGATTTTGTTTTCCGCCTGCTCTTTGACGGGCTTCACTAAATCATCGTTACCTGGCATGTTTTTGCCGACCACATTGCCGATACACCAGGTCATGATGGGATTGCCGTCATGATGAAAGCGTCCCGATTCAATCGCTGCCTCCAGCTCTTTCATCGGGTCGGACATATTGGCGAAGTTCTGGACGATAGTAACGGGATTCAGGTCTTCATCAGCAAGGTCATGTGACAGCCCGGTCGCTCCGAAAGGGTCGATGGGTGACTCACTGACCGGGCTGATTTTGTTCGCCGCTTTGGCCTCTTCGAGGATGTAGCGATAATCCACCTCTGCACCATCGGTAACGGTCATAACGCCCATTTCCACCCATTTCTGAAAGCGTTCGGCTGTCCGGCGATCTTCATTTTTCTCGACGCTGTACACCGTGTCATACGGTACCCAGAAACGCGGGGCCACACTGTAGTAATGCGTTTTACCGTCAATCTCGCGGGTATAAAGTCGCGCCATGCTGTTCATATCCAGCTTACGCGCCAGGTCAAAGGCCAGAATGCACGGCTGCCCCTCGAACTGCTCAAGAGTCAGTGATTTATCCTCGCAGCTCTGCCAGCTCACCAGGTTGAAATACGCCGAACGCGCCGACACCCAGATATTGAGGTGTTTTGTTTTAAAGACGTTTGCCAGACGGGCGTTATTTTTCGCACGTTGCTGCTGGCTTAACAAAAATTCGCGATAAACCGACACACCGATATTCGGGTTAGCTTTTTCAAGTACCTGCGGGTCGGTCCAGTCGTCGCCTTCGTCAACGGTATAGATGATCCCGAACAGTTCATCGTTGGGCACCGAGCCGTTGAGCATCTCGATGACTTCCCGCCGTTTGTCGTAGCACGGCCCCTCAATGTTGTACCCGGCGGTGGTAATGGCCCACATCAGTGGCTGGCGTCGCGCCCCCATCCCGGTAAGCATCGTGGTGTAAAGCGCATCTGTGGCGTGCTCGTGATATTCATCCACCACGGCACAGTGGGGTGATGAACCATCACCGGGGTTACCGATCAGCGGTTCAAACCGCGCACCATCCTCCGGACGGTTCATGTTTGAGGCGTTAACCTCAATCCCGAACGCTTCCGTCAGCATGGGTGTGCGTTTACACATCAGTCGTGCCGGACGAAAGACTTCCCATGCCTGTTTCTCCGTCGTGGCACCGGAATACACTTCCGCGCCGAACTCGTTATCACAGGCAAAACAATACAGGGCAACACCGGCAGAGATTGCCGATTTGCCGTTCTTACGGGGAATTTCGGTATACACCTCCCGGAAGCGGCGCAACCGGGTGCCTTTATTGACCCAGCCAAACGCACAGCAGATCACAAATAGCTGCCACGGCTCCAGCGTGATGGGCATCCTCTTGAATGCCCACTCACCCTTGGTGTGCGGCAACAGCTGAATAAATTTGGCGGCCCGTTCAGCCAGGTCCTTGTCGAAGCGGTAACGAAACGACTTACTTTTTTCCGCCATCAGGTCATCAAGATGGCGCTGGCAGGCCTGAATCACAAACTGGCAGGCCACAATCTTTCCGCGCACGACATCCCGGGCATACTGATTGGCAGCATTTACGTTGGGGTAAGATTTCCGGCTCATGATTCGATGATTTTCAGAAACGGGTTAGTGGCTTTCTTCTTCCCCGCCAGGCCAATCAGACGCTGGCGGCTGCTGGGGTCGAGTCCGAGCATTGCCCCCGTACTGCTCATCTCGGACTCCTGTTCTTTTTTGGCGGTCAGCTCCGGATTTTTGACCATACCGCCCATTGCACCGGTGATGGTGTTGCCCTGTCTGGCAATATTTTTCACGGCACGTCGCCAGAACTCGTAGGCCACGCACCACCGCTCAAGCACCGCAAGGTCAGTCACGCACAGCAGGCCCTGACCGCAGAGTTCTTTAGTTGTCAGTTGCCACATGATCGTAGCGAGAGGGAGATCTTCTTCAGCGAACCACTCCGGTGGCTCAACACCTTTGATGGGCGTAAAAACAGGTTCATCTTTATTCAGGGCTCGCTTGCCGGGGTTTCCGGCCAGCGCCTTGCGCGCCGTTGGCTTGGGGCGACGCCCGGAACGCCCCGCCGTTCCAGCCATATGCGGCACTCCTGGTTAAATTTCATTTTTCGCGGGTATAAAAAAACGATGGGGCGGGCAGTCCGGAAGACGTCAGGTCACAGGGATTTGACCCGCCCCTCCCCTCTGGCAGTGGGAACTGGTTCTTACTTCAGCCGTTCACGGGCCGTCTTCGCCTTATGACACGGCCAGCACAAACTCTGCAGATTACTGTCGACATCAGTGCCGCCATGCGATTTAGGGATGATGTGGTCAACGGTTTTCGCCTCGCGCACCACACCGGCACGCAAACACAACTGACACAGGCCTTTGTCACGCTTCAGGACACGCGCGCGGATACTGTCCCACTTCGAACCGTAGCCGCGCTGATGACGGGATTGTCCAGGTTTGTATTGCTTCCAGCCTTCGCTTTTGTGGCTTTCGCAGTAGCCTGAAGGGTCCGTGGTTGTAGAGCGGCAGCCGCGAACACGGCAGGCTTTTGGGGTTCGTGGGGGCATATGTACTCCAATGAAGAAACCAGCGAAATAGCTGCCTTCATTCGTAGTAAACCTTTTTCATCAACGCAGTAATGGATTCTTTGAAGAGTCGCGATCAATACAACTCACTAATGGAGAGACTTGTCTCACGCATGAGACAAATTTCCCGTTTGATTTAATGGACACTATAGAGGGACAGAATGCCTTCCTCACTCGAATCACATCAATTAAGGAGGTTCAACATGTTTCATTCCCCAAGTCATCAGGCTGTAATTATGGCAGCATCAGTTTGTGCCACAGACCTTTTCCGCTTCACTTTGAGCCTGATTCATTTCTACCTGACCGGCTCGCCTCTATCTTTTTAATCCCCGCTTTATCCAAATTGCATTGCCAGAATGCCGACAACAGACTGACATTCAAATCCTGACTACCTCCAATAGTCTGATCGTACACCTATATAGTTTTAATTTTCATCAATCCATTTAACTATCGTTTAATTGTTGTCACATAGGATTCTGCCGTTTTTAACAATGCAGGATAATAAGATGAAAAAAATGTTGTTTTCTGCCGCTCTGGCTATGCTTATTACAGGATGTGCTCAACAGACGTTTACTGTTGGAAACAAACCGACAGCAGTAACACCAAAGGAAACCATCACCCATCATTTCTTCGTTTCGGGAATTGGACAGGAGAAAACTGTTGATGCAGCCAAAATTTGTGGCGGCGCAGAAAATGTTGTTAAAACAGAAACCCAGCAAACATTCGTAAATGGATTGCTCGGTTTTATTACTTTAGGCATTTATACTCCGCTGGAAGCGCGGGTGTATTGCTCACAATAATTGCATGAGTTGCCCATCGATATGGGCAGCTCTATCTGCACTGCTCATTAATATACTTCTGGGTTCCTTCCAGTTGTTTTTGCATAGTGATCAGCCTCTCTCTGAGAGTGAAATAATCCCGTTCAGCGGTGTCAGCCAGTCGGGGGGAGGCTGCATTATCCATGCCGGAGGCGGTGGTGGCTTCACGCACTGACTGACAGACTGCTTTGATGTGCAACCGACGACGACCAGCGGCAACATCATCACGCAGAGCATCATTTTCAGCTTTCGCATCAGCTAACTCCTTCGTGTATTTTGCATCGAGCGCAGCAACATCACGCTGACGCATCTGCATGTCAGTAATTGCCGCGTTCGCCAGCTTCAGTTCTCTGGCATTTTTGTCGCGCTGGGCTTTGTAGGTAATGGCGTTATCACGGTAATGATTAACAGCCCATGACAGGCAGACGATGACGCAGATAACCAGAGCGGAGATAATCGCGGTTACTCTGCTCATACCTCAATCTCTCTGACAGTTCCGCCTGCTTCCTTGAATTTTGCAATCAGGCTGTCAGCCTTATGCTCGAACTGACCATAACCAGCGCCCGGCAGTGAAGCCCAGATATTGCTGCAACGGTCAATTGCCTGACGAATATCACCGCGATCAATCATCGGTAAAGCGCCACGCTCTTTAATCTGCTGCAATGCCACTGCGTCCTGGCTTTTGGGGGAGAAGTCTTTCAAACCAAGCTGTTTACGGTAAGCATCCCACCAGCGTGAAAGAAGCTGATAACGTCCGGCGGCTGTTGACTTGAGTTTCGGGTTTAGCGTGACAAGTTTGCGAGGGTGATCGGAGTAATCAGTGAAGAGTTCACCACCGACAATAACGTCATAACCGTGGTTACGTGTCGGTTGTCGTCCGTTATCCGTTCCTTCTGACCAAGCCACCATATCAAGGAAAGCTTTACGCTGGGAATTTAGTACCTGCATAAATTACTCCTTAGAGCCACCAAATTTGTTACCGATTACTCGCATTGCAGCCCCACGAATAGCATCGACACCGATCAGCCCCACCCCACCACCAATGGCAACAGATAGTGATTTAGGCCATCCGACATACTCAAGAGCGGATGCAAAAGTCAGCGTCAGAGCGCCACAGAGTAGAATTTCGAGTGTTTTTCGCTTCCAGCCGCCACCACCGCCAAAATAGGCGATACGTAAACCAGCCATAACAATCGACATAATCACTGCGCCCAGCGGTGTGTCTCCACGCCACCAGCTCTGGACCAACTCCAGCCAGGTATTTGGGTTATGAGGCATTTGTAGTTATCTCTCACCTCGCAATACAGGAGGTGCAAATTGAGGGAACATCATGTACCGCAAATCAGAAGCGGAAACGTAAAAGAAGTCGAGCCAATGGATAAGTACCAGATAGACCAAGCCCAACGAATACCAAGGCCTAGAAATGACAAAACCCGCTCGACGGCGGGTTTAAGTTGTGTGGCGAAGTAACCACTCTTAACACGATACATCACTTTTTGCGGACCGTGCTAATGAAATATGTTCGTTAATTTAGTATGTTAAGGACTATCTAAATTGCCTTCAAAAAGTACAAAAAAATACAAAAAAGGGTTTCTTATGAATGAGCAAACGATCAACCTTTTAAGAGATATCACCGAACGTGTTGGATGGAAGCTCACAAAAAAAATTGTGGGGGAACCACTTGGTGTCACATCAGTTGGCCTTGACCCATTTATCGCGAGGCTCCAAGCAACAGAAGATGTAGATCAGGAAGCTGTAAGTACTCATATAGGTGAAGTATGGCAAAATTTACTATTGAGTGGGACCCGTTTAGTTAAGCTGTATAAGTTAGAACCGGAAGAAGTGCAAACTCTACGGGAGAATATAAATGCCCTAGAAAGAGACGAATCCGTTTTTTGCGAAAGCTATCCATATCCTTTGCCTAAAGATGTGTTGCTTGCAGCTGATACAGATCTTCATTTTTTAGAAACTACATTTTCTGTCGTAAACAAAGTTTCTTTAGAAACAACGATTCTTACGTCGAAAGCATACTACACAGAAACTATTGAACTCGACGCGACCCATTTAAGCGATGCTGGGCTAGCTCTTCGCTCCAATGGTGGTGAAATCAAATGTAAAACACGTGAAGTTACACAGTGCTTTAATACAATAATGATTCTACCCGAGTTGCATTTACTTGCGCTCACTGTTGATTTATCTGTGATGCCTCGTTCAGAGTCGGAACGACAGCAATTTTTGCTTGATCAGTTTATTAGAACTACTACTGGTTTGACTTTACCTGCGCCCATTGACCTCTTTGGATTAGTACAAGAAATGTACGAGCAAACAGATGGTAGAATCTCGCAGATGTCATTTCTTACATCAGATGGAAACACCAGCTCATTAAAACTCCGTCCGGGTGAAAGCTGCTTGCGCTCAGACAGCTACCATCATGGGGGCGAAGAGGCAAGTCCCATACTAACGAAATACAAACTCGGTAAAATTTGGGATCTGACTGATTCAGCTTCTCAAGTTTTCCCTGTAGAATTAATACTGCCAGGTAAACGGGCTATGATTGATAAACCGAACAGTCACCTTTATGATGCAATCATAGATCGTTGCTCCTCAATTGAGCATATTTTGTTTGTAATCAACAAGATGTTAGAGTCACTATCAAGCATACAGAGAAAGCGAGCCACTGACGAGGCTGCATAAAGAGTTGATTATGTTAACTAAACACGACATATACTCGAAAATCAACCACGACCTACATGGGCCGGTTGGAGATTTATGTCGTGTTGTGGTTGATTTTTTAACCAGCAAAGAAGCTAAGTCACTGAAACACATAACATATGTAAGTTTGGTTAATGGTACTAAGCTTGATGTGCAAAATAACGATGCCAAAGTTTTACTGATCAAAGTAACTGACTATCTTTCGAGCAACAGAATGCACTTGCTAGATATGCATTTCCAGTATATCGAGTCTGACGATAGTGATCCTATTCCCGTCGATGATGATGACGTGTCTCATGCGCTTCATACAGGTAAGTTTTATCATCCTTACAGTGGTCAATTAGTCGATAATTATAATCATTATTTGTTCCCATACTTCACTCCTACTGAGGCTTTGGAGGAATTACATGAGTGAATGTAATTTCAACCTTGCCCAATTAGACACCTTAAGTCAATTTGACCCTGAATTGTCTGGTTTTCTTAAGCGAAAATTTGCAGCAAGTCACGACGATTTCGTGAAGCAACTTTACGTTGACCTTGATGACGCGATGTATGTTTTGGAAACCCAAAAACATATGTATCAAACACAGCAGTGGGGTGAAGATGAGCTCACATCAGTTATTATTGCTTTTTTGAAAGGCCGTAATTATGACGCTGAACATGACACTCAGCATGGAGGGCATATAGATATATTAGTTAAACATCAGCTCGGCCGATTTGCATGGATTGGCGAAGCTAAATTATGGAAAGGTCCTGCGTACATCTTAGGTGGATGGAACCAGCTCAACGAGCGATATGGCACTGGCACTGCGCGTGACAACCATGGTGGCATTATCATTTACTGTAAAATTAAGAAATCTGGCGAGAGACTTGATGACTGGCGAAAGCATCTTCAGCAGGAAGTAGCTGATGCAAAAATTACAACCGACGAGGATAATCCCTTGCGATTCATGAGTACAACATTGCATCCAGCTACAAATCAACCATATTATGTAAGACATATGGTCGTTTCATTATTTCATGCTACAGGAGACTCAGAGTAGTCATCCATTTCAAGTTTCACATCCAGCATACTTAGGCAGCCATCGATAAAACCTTCAGCAACCTGTATCTCGATACGTATCAATTTTTCGTCTTTATTACGTGCCTTTGCGATCTTTCTTTTCGAGATGCCATACAGGTAATGAGCCACAATCAAAGAATGTTCGTACGGTTTTCTCTTCTTAAGAAGAGCAAGGCTACCTTCAATAATTAATGCATCACTATCTGAACAAGCTAGACGTGTCTTTCTGGTATATGGAAGAAGCCCCTTAAACCCAGCAGCTATAGACGAATAGTCAACTCCTGAGCTATCACTCGCTGCCCATGCCCCCCAACGTTCAAGGATCATCTGTATATTACGCATCAACTTTCTCCGAAAAAATCAGGCCAGCACGCCAATTGCCAGCGCACGATCGATAAAACGAAATATCAGCTCCAACTGGGAACCATACTTCTCTTCAAATGCCACGGTATCCGCATGCAGCTCGTCGTGATGCTTTCTGCACAAAGGCAACACAAAGAGGTCATGCGCTTTTGTACCCATTCCACCCTGACCATGGCCTATCAGGTGGTGGGGATCATCAGCAGGCTTTCCACAACATGCACACGGCTGTGTCTTAACCCAGCGCGTGTACTTTTCATTAACCCAGCGGCGACGTTTTGGGCGTAACATAAAAGACTCCGGCGACTCCGGATCCACTTTCAGCGCCAGCACCTTTTTTGCCTTATCCTGGATGATGCTGGTGGCAGGAACCGAAGGCACAAGGTCACTTTCCCGGGTGACAGACGGCACAACAGGCTTTGGTAATCTCAGTGCCTTACGGGCTGCACTTTCCGGTAAGGCATCCGCCAAGTCATTACGAATCAGCCACCAGCACAGTTCCGGCATTGTCACAACGTGACTATCATCAAAACCGAGATCCCGACGCACAACAGACAACATCCAGCGGGCACAGTTATCCGTTGCCATTGATTCCAGCCGTTCCGTGAACTGATCGCGCAGCTGGTTATCGCAGTGCCAGCACAGACGGATTGCGCCCGGAGCGTGTCGCATTGTGGTCATGTTCTCGCTGTGCCAGTCGGAATGAGGCCACTGGCAGCCTTTTTCACGAAGTAACCAGCTTTCAAGACATTCCACCCCACCAGCACGACGGATCACTGTCTCATTGCGGAACACGGCCCGAACGGCAGGATCATCCGCCAGCGTTTGTGATGCCGCCGGAACGGCACCACTGGCAAAAGATGAATAACGTTCCGGCTCAGGCTCCAGCAGGACACGCCCCTGCATAAACAGGGGCATCAGCTCTGAACCTGGTCTGAACAATACGATCCCCATACGTGGGGCAATTTCAGGGGTCAGTAGTGCTCTCACGGTCACCTCAATGAACGGTATCGAGCAGCTTTAACAGCTCAGGGAATCGGGATTCGAAGAAATGCGGCTGCGTCTCGCGCGGATTTGCGGGACTGGTGATGTTCTTGCCGAACATGCAGCCTTTCGCTGTCAGCGACCAGAATTTTTTGATGTTGTTAATCGCGGTACGGCTGTATCGTTCGCGTTGTTCAACGATCCCCAGCTTCGCCATCTGGTGATATGCCTGATTAGCCGTCAGGCGGATACCATACTGCTTCAGCAGTGCACTCAGTGACAGCGTGGGGCGGCTTGAGCCATCAGGCGCGTCAGCAGGAGCATCAATGGCATAGCGCGGTGCCAGATTCGGTAAGCCAACAGCCTCCTGGAGTTTCTGACAGGCACCAAGCACTGAAGAGTTAGACAGGTTTAACTCCCTGCGCATAAAGTCCAGCAGAATCACACCAGCCTGCATCTTGTCAGCAGCCTGCCCAGATAATTTTTCCGGTGCGCTGGTTACCATATCGAAAGTACGGATCACCTTCAGATGGAATGACGAGCTGATCCACATTGCATAGGCATACACCAGTTCTTTGCAGACATACGTTCCCCGTTCATTTCCCCCATGAATCACACTCACCGGGTCAACACCCAAATTCTGGGTGTTGGTCAATTCATGAACAAGCTCAACAGTTTGTTGACTGGAAAGAAACTTTCCTGGCTCCTTGGTTCTGGCATTTGCACCAGATGCTACTGCTGCGCGATGCAGATCGTTCAGGCTGTAACGCCCATAAGCATCACGACGAACTTCAATACCATCAATGACCATCAGATTATTCATACTTCGTTTCTCCTCTTAATCAGGCGGCTGCACCCGCCGTTTTCTCGTACTTACTGATAGTGATCTCGACCTTCCCTTCCGGGATAACCGGTCCCCACTCCACCAGCATTCTTTTCACCTGGCTGTCGTCTTCCCACACACCCGCGTGGGTCAGGGCGTCAAACAGCGCCTTGTTATAGTTGTCCAGATCGCGGATCCGGTTATCCGGAGGAAACAACACGATCTCCACTGAAGCAGGTGCCGACGTTGGTTTTGGCAGACGACGTAACTGCTCAACTATTGCTGCACACGCCGCGCTCTGGAATTTGCGCCCCGCCGCGCTTATCAGGCTCTTACCTGCAAACGCCCCTTTGTTGGGGTGTCGCCAGTACGTGTTCACGCTGGGCGGAAAAGGCAGGATCAGCTTCATACTTTCAGGCCCCTCTCATGTAACCAGTGGGTTGCACGCAGCCTTGCGTTTTCCTCACCGGCAAGCAGTGCGCGGATAATCCCGACCGCCTCGCTGTCGTCGTCCTTCACCGCGGTATGAAGCGTTATCCCCCGGGCCACGCCACGCTTTATCGTGATGACGCCTTTTTTCTCCAGTGCGCGAAGATGCTCTACCGCTGCATTCACTGAACGGTATCCCAGCATGGTTGCCACCTCCTGATTGGTTGGCGGAAAACCACGCTCTTTCTGATAAGAAATCAGCATATCCAGCACCTGCTGCTGGCATTGAGTTAACGTCGTCATTACGCCCCCACGTAATTCCCTGACAGATACCACTCATCACTCGATACAGCGCGCTTGCTGCTTTTCCGTAAACACTGCTCACGACGCGCCAGAAAATTGTTTCGTTCTGGCTGGGAGTGGCTTTCACGGAATGCCGCCATCCACACCGTTGCAGCACGACGGTATAAGCCCCTGGACTCCAGTTCTTCAGCCTGGCGGGTCAGGCACAAAATCTCCCGCGGGTCGTTAGTGCCGACATAGAAATTGCGCACAGGTCTGGTTTCACGAACTGGTTGCGGTTCCGGCTCCTGCGCTCTCTCAGTCAGGCGCGGGAAATGTCTGCGTGTATCCCCTTCACAACGGTGAGCCACACGCCCACTCTGACGTAACTTGCTTGCTGACTGCAGAACGCGCTGCCGTGAGTAACCTGCAAAAGCATCCGCAATGTCTCCGGAAGTACACCCCGGATGGGCTTCAATGTATTTCTGAACTTCATTCAAAAGACTCATGATCACCCCCTGAATCCTGCCGGGATCTGGCTGTAGTCCACGTTGTCGTAACTGGCTTTGAAGTACGGGTCTTCGCGTTTTTCTGTGTACGTGCTGACGGACGGCGATAAGCGCAGGGAAAGCTCATCCCATTTTTCCCGCAGCTTCGACGGGCTGAGCACGTTACGGCACCAGAACGGATCGCGGCTGACGCGGCTGTACATCTCGCAGATTTGTTTGTGAGTACGACCATCCTGCACACACATCAGGCGAATTTCGTTTGCCCAGGCTGTCCAGTTCGGTTCTTTGGGACGAACCACCTCGCCGTCACATTCGGCGGCCTGCTCGTACAGGGCGATGATTTTTTTCCAGAGCCACTGTGCGCAGGTCAAATCATCCTGCGTTCCCCACTGGCGCTTTTTAGGGCTGAATACAACCGCATCAGGATGGCGAGTTAAAAACTCCTGTTCAGCCGTCTGCGTGTCCGGTTGCGAAGCGTCCGGACGAGAAGTTTTTTTATCTGACGGATCATGTTTTGATTTTACTGACGGATCCCCGCCAGATTCTGACGGGTGAAAACCCGCTTTTTTGCCAGATTTCGACGCATCAAATTTTGACGGGTCAGATTTTGACGGGTCAGAATCTGACAGTTGAGAAAATGCCGCTGCCTGAAGCTTCGCAACGTTAAGCTGATAAACATTCGACGCATTGCGGTTACCCTGGCGACGCGCCTTACGCGTTAACCAGCCTTCTGCTTCCAGCCGTGCGATAGCCGTTCTGACGGTACTCATCCCCGCGCCAATCTGACGGGCAATGGTTTCAATTGATGGCCAGCACACACCTTCGTCATTACTGAAATCAGCCAAGCGGGCCATAATTGCCACGCTGGATAATTTCATGCCTGACGCTGCGCAACCATCCCATACATAGCCGGTTAATTTAGTGCTCATGACCGACCTCTATTTCCCTGAATTTACGACGAAACTGTTCGAGCGGGCTGAAGCACTCATGCTCATAGCCTTCACGGAGGTAGATAACCCGTTGTGTTTCCGGCTCCCAACGAATGACTCTGACGGGCACTCCGTAGTGATCTTTGAACCAGCGATTAACTTGTCGCAAAGGACTGTCTCCTTCTGCCGGTTGAAATCCCCCACAGCCCACTCTGCAAAGCTGTGGGTTACAATTTCCCTGTCACCTGGTACATTCACTGCATAGCAATACTCCACCTTCGCTTTTCCACCCGGTACAGGAAGCGCAATCAGTTGCGAGCGACGGTAGTGTGTTGTTAAACTGTTCATGCGTTAGTTTCTCCACAGTCACGACACGCCACGGCGCCCGGAGCTGCACACTCGCGGGCGTCATTACTTTCTGAAATGCAAAAAATTTTGTAGACCAGTGCTGCATGCTCCTGCAGCTTCGAAATTGAGAGGTACAGCTCGTCGTTAATTGCTGTCTTCTCATGCGGTTCCACTACACCGTCTTCAATTGCTGAACGAATCTGTTTTGAATAACTGCCGATCTGTTCAATGACCTCCAGCAGGCGTTGGTTGATATCGGCGTTGTCCACATCCTCGATATCAGGAAGAGACACAAAGACGCCATTTGCAGACTGCGCCACAGCGTCAGCAATGAAGTGAGTTCCACCAGCACGTTGCAAAATCATTGCCCATCCCAGCGGGAAAATCTGATCGCCATCGGCACGAAGGCGGTTAAATAATGCGTTCTCTGTTACATCCAGCCAGTCAGCAGCTTCAGCGTAACCCCCCGGCAACGCTGCGATAGTTTTTCTGACAGCTTTCACGTACCACTCAGGCTGTTTTTCTACTTTCCAGTGATGCTTACCCACGGTTCACCTCCTGTTCCTGTGGTTTAAACCCATTCTGGTTTTGGCTAGATTGAAAACGTGCCGGATAAAGAATCTGCATTTCGCTGACTTCACCCTTAAAAAAATTGGCTAAACGTTCTGCAAGCTCGATAGATGGAATCTGCTCCAGCCTCTCAATACGACTCAACGTCGCTGGATTGACTTGAACACCCGCAGCAACATGCTGCAAAGTGAAACCATGCGCCTTACGCACATTTCGTAATGGTGATTGCATATGACCTCCAAATATTGCGCTTTATGCATGTTATTTCACGCAATTATTTTGCGCAAGTTGATTTGCTTATCACGCAATAAAGAAATGTAATAAACGCATGAACATAGGAAACCGAGTCAGACAACTTCGCCAAGCGAAGAACATGAAAATCGCCGATCTCGCTGAAGCAATAGGAGTAGATGCGGCGAACATCTCGCGCTTAGAAACGGGTAAGCAAAAACAATTTACCGAACAAACACTGAGTAATATTGCCAAGAGCTTAGGTGTTGATATTGCTGATCTCTTTACCTCTGCCCACAAAAGTAATACTGTATATAAAAACAGTAATAATGAGGATGTTGCGCAGGTGAAGGATGTGTTCCGTATTGAAATGCTGGATATCAGTGCCAGTGCGGGAAATGGCCTTATCCAGGGCGGTGATGTCATTGATGTGATTCATGCCATCGAATACAGAACTGATAATGCTGTATCAATGTTCGGCGGACGACCAGCCAATCACATCAAAGTTATCAACGTTCGTGGGGACAGTATGTGTCCAACCATTGAGCCAGGAGATCTCATCTTCGTTGATGTCAGCATCAATCAGTTTGATGGTGATGGTATATATGTCTTTGGTTTTGATGACAAAATATACGTTAAAAGACTTCAAATGATTCCTGACAAACTGCTGGTGATTTCTGATAACCAGATTTACCGTGAATGGGGAATTACTAGCGAAAACGAACACCGATTCATGGTCTTTGGAAAGGTCTTAATCAGTCAGTCGCAAACCCTTAAGAGACATAATTAACCTCAATATCCCATCCATCGGCCACCGAAAGGTGGCTTTTTATTACCTATAAATTTGCATACCTCGCAAATATCACTTGCATATCTCGCAATTTAATTTTATCTTTTGTTCCAGACCAACTACCGGATTACAACAAAATCTGGTTGCAACACGGTGCATGTGTCGTAAGCAGTCAGTAAATGTCAAAAACGAACAGGCAGGACGCCCACGAAGTAGCCGCCTGGGGCATATGAAGTCCAGGATGATTCGTTAGCAACAAAAAAGCGCCCTACAGGACGCTTAGCTCTTTAACAATCTGGTCCCCATCAACAAGTAACTGATAACTTGAGGAGGTGTGAAATGCACAAAACAGAACCCAAAATCGTCGCGCCTGGCTACACAGATGAGGAAATTTATGAGTGGATGACAAAGAAGCTGGCAGCTATAAACCAGCTTCGTGAAGTGCTGTCTTATCGACAGGAAACAATAGACTCCTTAAAAAAACTGGATCAGGAAATCACAGTTTTATCACAGGATGTTACTTTAGATATTGTGCAGACAAATTAGGATCCCATTCATTTTCGTCAAAATCATCAAAGTGATGAATTTGTGATCTCCAGTCTCGATAATCTAAAAATTTCTGGGCGGTTACGCTTATTTTATCAAGTGTGAGTTCATCCTGAATTGAAAGAAGAAGTTCATCAAATTTCATCTCATTAATCTGTTTTGGCATCCAGTGATGCTTCATCAGAATAAGGTGAACCAGAGCCTTTTTCCCATTCAACTGATTATAGGGAGTACCGAATTTCTTCCGGTGCTCATGTAAGACAAGGTCCAGAAGAGTAAGTAATGTTGCCCTTGATTCAACTTTGCTTATTTCGACTGATGACACTACCCCACTGATTTCAATGCCCCGATACTTTCCAACATTTTCACAGTGGGATTTGTACAGCGTGTAGATATTACCGGACATTTCTTTTCCTTTTGCGTTGTTGGGGATAACCAGATTAACCGAATCCTTGTTGTTGGGGAATAACCAGGTCCACCTCGCCTGATGTGGCTAAAAGCAGGCACATAACAGCTAAGTATTTTCAACCAGAGAGAATCCTTAGCGTTGTGGTGAATGCGGCTCAGCGCACGCGGGTTAAGGTTGAGGCTGACAGTCGACCTTCTGTGGATACCCACCCGCCTGGTGTGCAACCTTCGCCAGGCACCGGGAGGCACCCGGCACCACAACTTTATGCTGTGTGTAGTCCTGGCGGTACCAGTTTGTACCCTTGCTTCCGGCTGGTACCGTCCTTTTTACAAAACAGAGAAGAGCATCACCGGACGACGGGCTCATAACCCAATCCATCCGGGCGGCTGCCACCGCAGGTGTTCTTCTCTGTTTTGTGGAGAAACTAACCGCCCCTACGGGGGCATTTATGGAAATGTAATTGACTCAATAATCGCCGGACGGTGAGGGCTTCCTTTTACCCGAATTCAGCGCGGTGCAGCGCATATACGTGGAGAACAAAATGTCATTTATTAAAACTTTTTCCGGGAAGCATTTTTATTATGACAGGATAAATAAAGACGACATCGTTATTAACGATATCGCGGTTTCCCTTTCAAATATCTGTCGCTTTGCAGGACATCTTTCACACTTCTACAGTGTCGCCCAACATGCGGTGCTTTGCAGCCAGCTGGTGCCGCAGGAATTTGCTTTTGAAGCTTTAATGCATGATGCAACAGAAGCATATTGCCAGGACATCCCCGCACCACTGAAGCGACTTCTTCCTGACTATAAACGGATGGAAGAAAAAATAGACGCCGTAATCCGTGAGAAATACGGGTTACCTCCTGTTATGAGCACGCCAGTGAAATATGCCGATCTCATTATGCTGGCAACCGAACGCCGCGATCTCGGGCTTGATGATGGCTCTTTCTGGCCTGTGCTGGAAGGTATCCCGGCAACAGAGATGTTCAACGTGATTCCACTGGCTCCAGGCCATGCCTACGGGATGTTTATGGAACGCTTTAACGAATTATCGGAGTTACGCAAATGCGCATGAATGTTTTCGAAATGGAAGGGTTTCTTCGTGGGAGATGTGTACCGCGAGAT